ACGGAGCTGCTCCAGATTGGGCTGATATTGTAGACCTTGAAACTGAAGTAGCAATCGACAATGCCTTGGAAGGTAATGTCCGTTACTTCACCAACGCCAAAGTTCGCGGCAAACTGAAGAAAACTCTCAACACCTCTTCGACGGATTCCGTCAAGGTTTGGGATGTTCGCACTCCAGAAGCACCGCTTAACGGCTACGCTGCCAGCGTTACTAACGCTATTAGCTCAACCCTCACCAAAGGCAACCAATCGCTCTCCAGCGCAATCTTCTTCGGAAATGCTGCTGACTTCGTAGTTGGTTACTGGGGTGGTATTCAGCTTGAGATGGTTCGCGATTCGACTGATGCAAAAGCAGGTCAACGCCACCTTGTAGCTAATACCTACTATGACGCAGGTGTTCGTCGCGCTCAATCGTTCAGCGCAATGCTGGATGCTTTGACTGCATAAAACTAACAGTTAGACGGGTGTAGATTGGCTCACCCGTCTAACTAATTTAAGATGAACCTTACCGATTTTATCGACCGTCATGCAGGTGAAACCGCCTGGTTGTTCGGTAAGGGTCAATCTCTTACAGGATTTGATTTTAAGACAGCAGGAAGATTAAGATTAGCCATAAATGATGTTATCGCCTATGTTCCAGATTGCTTGTATGGATTCGCTAATGATGGCGTATCTAAGTGGAAAGACGCATACAAAGCTGGGCAGGTCTTATTTCAGCCTGTTAGATGCTTGCATGAATATGATAGCACAATTAAAGATGCTGTTGATTGCGAAGTTGTTACGTTCAAAGATACTGGCGAAGATACAAGGCTTAAACTACCTCAATCAGAACTTGCCGAAATGCTTACAATCAGGCGAGGAACGCTTGGTAGTGCATTGCAAATCCTCTATATTATGGGCGTTCGCTCAGTCTATATGGTCGGATTTGATGGCGGTAATCATCATGCTGAAGGCTACGAATGGAAAACTAGACTTAGACACGATCACTACAAAGACTATAACGCAATTAGAAGCGCAGCTATTGACGCTGCATTTATTATGGGAATATCCCTAAAATTTCACAATACACCAGATAATATGCAAACAAACGGAAGAGTATTCGTAAGGATTTTGAGAAACTGCTTCGCAAAAGGCGATCCATACCCGGTTGGTGAGATCGCATCATTTGCTCCACATATAGCTAACGAGCTAATCGCTTGTCGATGTGCTGAGGCTTTTATTCCAGATAAGAAGTCAGAGCCAATTAAAGTGGAAACCGCAGAGGCGGTAATGCCGACTAAAGAAGTAGCGGCTATTACAAGAAAACCTAAAAAAGGACGTAAATAATGCGACCAAACTATTATATTTCCACGCAACCGCAGATTGAGCCTGTATCATTGGAGGAGGTAACGCAGCACGTTCGCGTCGATTCGTCCGATGATTTCGATTATCTATCAGATTTGATACCAGTAGCGCGGGAGTATATCGACAGTCTAACCTGCCGTAGCTCGGCCGCAACGGGATGGACTTTGGTTGCGGAAAGATGGGAGGATTTATTCAACGATACCCGCGAAAACCATGCGGAATATATCGACCCTATCTATGGCGTAGTTGACCGCTCTAAACCGCTAACTATTCCGCTTTATCGTTACCCGTTAGCTAGTGTTTCTAGCGTTAAATACTACCCATCTGGAGGCGGGGCATTAACCACGCTATCGACTAATGAATATCGCGTAGTAACAACCTTGGATGTAGGGGTAATTCAGCTAATCAACTCCGCGCCGGCACTAGCAGACCGTCCAGACGCTATCCAGATCGCATTTACGGCAGGTTCATTGCCAGCTAGCGCGGTAAATCGCCACGCTATCAAGATGTTCGTATGTCACCTATACGAGCAACGCGCACCTATCTCTTTCGGGGCTGAAGGCAAGGAAATACCGTTCACTCTCAGCGCACTTCTAACAAATCTTAAAAGCTCAGGATACTTTTAATGAACCCTGGTAAATTAAATCGCCGTATTTCAGTCAAAACCCGCACCCTAACAAGGGATGCAACGGGCGGAAAGGTTGAGGCGTGGGCGGATTTGAAGGAACTTTGGGCGGAGGAATTAAGTCAGAAGCAAGTCGAATCTACCGTAGGTGCTTCTGAGCGCAACGTAGAGGATATTCATTTTCGGGTTAGATACTACCCTAGCCTAACGAGCGGAACGAATAGAGTAGTATATCAGGGCAGGACGTTCGACATCGTAGGTATAATGGAAGAGGGGATTAGGACCAGTTTGATACTATCATGTAAATCAGTGGGAGGGTTGGCGTTATGATGATTAACTTCAAAATGGACGGGTTCGACCAGTTGGAAAAGTCGCTTTCTAAGATACCCAAAGAACTTAGGGACGGAGTGGAAAGAACCGCGTTAAGGGCGGGGGCTAAACCTATCGAAAAACGAGCCAAGGCAGGGGTTCCAGTAGCTAGTGGATTGCTTCAAAAGTCAATCGGGGTAGCTGTTAAAAAGAATAAATCAGGCAGCAACGCTGGCAATCTTAGCGCACGGGTTGGAGCTAGAACGGGTTTTAAAGAGGTTCAGATGGTCAATGGTCAGCCAGTAGAGAAAGACCCAGTAAAATACGCTGGAATTGTTGAATACGGGACAGCAACCATGCCAGCTAGACCGTTCATCAGGACGGCAGTTGAGTCGTCACGGGCGGAAGTTATGTCAGGACTAGCTAAGGGCTACGAAAGCGGCATGAAACGAATCGTTAGAAAGATCAAAAAGCTATGAGCTATCAATCCGACTTATACACAGCTCTAACAGGCAACGCAGGGCTAACCGCGGTTGTCGGGACTAACATTTATCCCGATATTGCCGACCAAACTGCAACCGCGCCTTATATTGTCTACTATATCTCATCTACAAGAGGCGAAACTACCCACGATGGGGAGAGAACTATTGAGTTCCCGCAGATCACTCTAACAGTTTGGGCAAAGACGAAAGCTCAAGCAATTTCTACATCCGTTCTAATAGATACAATTTTAGACGGAAATACACTTGCGGGTTCGTCTAATTTAAGTATGATCTTTTCTAACAGATCAGGGACTTATGACCCTTCAGCAAAACTCTTCGGGGAGATTCTCGAATACTCAGCATCAGCAAACATCAACTAAAATAACAATATGGCTAAAATTAAATCATACGGCGTTGCCGTTTCAGTAGCGACCAACGCAATCGGTGGTCTAACAGACGTATCCCCAGGCGGCACAGAAGTCAACTTCGTGGATATTACTACCCACGATAGTTCGGGCGGCTGGAAAGAGTTCGTAGGCGGACTTAAAGACGGCGGAACTCTTGAACTAACGGGTGCGTATAACGCAGGTGACGTAGGTCAAGATTATCTTAGAGCTAACCCAGGCGCATCGGCTGCCGTGGTTGTTACATTCTCGGATGCTTCTACTTGCTCATTTACTGGTATCGTTGGCGGTTTCTCAACTAGCGCACCTCTTGACGATAAAGTGGAATTTACCTGCTCTATCAAAATGACTGGCGCAGTTACCTACGCATAATCTAACAAACCATGAAGCATAAAGTCATAATCGCAGGTGAGGAAGTGGAACTTGAATGGAATCAAGGAACGCAACGTCAACTCGAATATCGGATGTCGGAAATCGGAGGAGCGCCCACATCGGCGCAACTTCGCAATCCTAAAACATCCGTTGCGGCATGGTTTAAAATCTTGTGGGGCTTGCTGCCTAAATCGGAAGCCACTAAATACCCTGACCCTGAGGCGTTATTCATCGCCGTAGACCAAGAAACAGAGGGCGAGGGAATATTGAACGCATTGATTGCGATCAATAAGGAATCGACGCAAGTTGAAACCCCACAAAAAAAAAGGAGCGCGAAGAAATAGCGTTCGCAAGAATAGAGCTCGGCATTGATGAAGATGAATGGAACGCCGCTAATCCAAATCAATGCCAAGCCTACTTGCAAGCGTGGGAGACAAAGCAGAAAAGAGAAGAGTTTAGGTTAGCTAGGTTGTGTTTGACGGTGACGACATCGGCAGGTTCAAAGAAAAAAGGAGGCGGTGAACTAACAGTTTATGATTTCCTACCAGAATACGCGAAACCGAAAAAGACAAGAAACCCCGAAGAGAGCGAGAATCAACTTAAAGCCTACCTGAAAGCGGCAGCGGAAAGATCAAAACAGAAAGAACTAAATGGCTAGCGCAAAAAACATCGGTAACTTATACGCTGAATTATCCGTTCGGGATAAGATGACGCTCGGCTTGAATAAGGCTAAGAAGTCATTAAATGCGTTTGCCAAGAAATCGGCAGGGTTAGCTTTGAGCGGTAGTAAATACGCAGCGGCTGGGGTGGCGGTAACGGGAGCGGCATTGGTTGCAGGGACTAAGGGCGCGATCAGTATGGTTGATGCTATCGGTGATATGTCAGCTCAGACGGGTGTAGGCGTAGCGGCTTTAATGAAACTGCAACAAGCTTACCGTGATGGCGGTGGCGAAGCAGAGGACGCTGGCAAGGATATTGCTAGGATGCAAAAGACTATCGCTAACTCCAAGATGGACGGTAGTGATCCATTTACATCGATGGGGCTTAGTTTGGAGTCTCTTATGGCAATGTCTCCAGATGAGCAGTTTAAGACCATTGGAGACGCTATTATGCGGATTGAGAATCCAACCTTGCGAAATGCCAAGGCAATGGAGATTTTCGGCAAGAGCGGGACTAAACTC